ATATATAAAGATCCATTAGAAAATGTGTTAGAGGTAGAGGCTGTAGGCACGATTGTTCCTGTATATAGATTGTCTGTACGGCTTGTCGAACCTGCGCCTGCGCCTGTGCCAGTTAAGAATCTCCCGCTAAATGATGAGGTTGAATTATTAAATTTGAGACTTATATAGTCAGAACCGTCACTTGATCGTAAAGAGAAATAAACACATAAATCTGTGTAACTGCTTGATATCGAACTGAAGGTGATGGCGGAAGTGCCACCTGCTCCGACTGTGCTTGAAGCGATTAGTTCAAATGTGTTAGGCATTATGCAGCCGCGATTCCGTAGAGGGTAAAGGTTGAGCCGTCAACAATATAACCTGAAGCTACATAAAAAGTTATTGAGTTAATCGCTGAAGTGCTACGCCATAAATTAGCGTTTACCATTGTTTCCTTGCTTGCGCTTCCAAAGCGGTTAATGACTGTTTTATAGGTTGAGGTATTTGCGTAATTCATATAATGCGCCAGTAAAGTATTATCGTAAGCGGTTGATGCCGAGGTAGGCACTCCACCTAAGACCCAGTTAGTAACGTTAGATTCACGGCTGCTAGATGCAGAAGTACCATTCCCACCAAGGTTTGTTAAAGAATAATTAGAGCCTGTGTCGCCGTTAACTCGACCTCTAAAGGCTGTTGCAGTAGATAATTGAAAATTACCAATCGCTACGATATCCGTATAGGTGCTTGGGATTGATGAAAAGGTATATGTTGATACGCTTCCCGATGTAGTTACTGTCGCTATCGGTTCGTATGTTGCTCCGGCTGGCATCTGATTACCCCTTAATCCCGTAGAGTGCGAATGATGAATATTGCGTGTAGTTGCCACTATTAGGTGCAATAGTAATTGTTGAAATTGCAGTAGTGTTATTCCGCCAGTTTCCGCTTAGTAAAACAACATATCCAGAACCATTTTTATCTGTTGCATCTAAAGAGCGAACAGTCTTATTCTTAGAAGTCGAAGCGTAGTCGAGAACATCTGTAACTGTAACGAATGGGATAGTCGATGATGAAGGCCCTGATCCAAATCCATTACCGATTACAAAACCTGTTGAAGTTTCAGCAGTAGCAGCTGCACTTGCACCATCTCCGTAAAGTGCATGCCAGGAATAGTTAGAACTGGTATCTGAATTAAATCGCATCAATCCCGAAGCCGCAGTATTACCTAATCCCATGATACGTATTTGAAGGTGTTTAAACGTTGAAGGTATAGAAGTAAATGAGATGGAACTAGAACCGCCCGATCCAACTGTAACCGTAGCGATTGATTGATAATCGCCAACAATTGCAGCGCTGGCTGAAAATAATCCGTAGGCCGATGCTGAAAGGCCGCCCCTTGCTCCTATGATCGGTGACATGGATTCCCCTTATGCGAATTTCGTCTGGCTTGCGAATACTGTGTAGGTCGGCGTCGCCGCAGTCTTGACGACCGTATAAACGTAGGCGTCAATGCTTGAGGCGTTGCCGGCTGCGAATGCTGTTCCACCCTGGTACTTCGGTGTTACGGCGGATCCGTCGATCTGCAAGGCGTTATTGTAGTAGGCGGTTGCGCCGTTTGTGACGAGGTGCGTCACTGTAATCGCATCGCCGACGGCCAATATCGAGCTGAGTGTGGTTCCTGAATTGCCCCGAATGTTCAGCGTCCAGTTTGCGCTTGCGTTGCTGGTGAAATAAAGGACGCCCTGGGTTATGGCGTCGTATGCGATCGTGCCGGTTGCTGCCGTAGCTGCGACTGTGGTTCGCTCTTCTGGCCCTACAAGTGTGCCGCCGTTGATCACCGGGCTGGTCAGGGTCTTGTTGGTCAGCGTGTCTGTGGTTGCTCTTCCTACGATCGTGTCGGTCGAAGTTGGAAGCGTCAAAGTGCCGGTGTTGCTGATTGTGGCGATGATCGGTGTCGTCAGCGTCTTGTTGGTCAAAGTCTGCGCTGTCGTCAGATCGGCTGTTACGGCTGTGTCGATCGCAACGGTTGGAATTGGGCCAGTTGCGCTTGAGATGCTGATTCCTGTTCCTGCTGTGAGCGCGGTGATATCGCCTGTCGCTCCAACCCATACGGATCCGTCATAAACTTCGAGGCTGTTTGTGTCCTGGAGATATGAAACCATGCCCTCTGCAAGCACGCCGCTTAGGGCTGTGGTTCGAGCTGCTGAAGATGCGAAAACCATCACCGTCTGCTGCATCAGAAAAGTGTTCACTTGCGCTGCTGTTAGCACGTCTCCTGTTGCGAATAACTTGTAGCCTGCTCCTGCCATGATTTCTCCTTGTTAGTAACTGAGAACGCCTGCGACGCCCAGAATTCCTTGCGATTCACTGTCGAGAATAAACGCCTGGATAATCGGTTCGCTCGTCAGTATCTTAGTGGTGAATGTTGTCCTTGTTATGTCGTGTTGCAGTCCTTGTACGAATAATTCGCTGGTGATTGATGTTGATCCCGGCATAGCCTTTGTAACATTGACCAGGTCGAAAATCTCCAGGTTGATTCCGGCGATGTTGCGTGCTTCCTGGCCGTCGTCGACCAGGTTGAGCGTCATCGAATCAATGCGAAGCGTTGCATTCTTTCGTGATTGCAAGATCATCGTTGCTTGGTCTAGTGATTCTGTATCCGTCTGCACCAGGATGCCGGTTCTGGCTCCTGAATGGATGAAGTAGTTATCGATCGATGTCTGATCGCTTACAATCTGGTTTGTTCCGTTGAGCCTTTGAACTGAAACGTTATTTACGATCAGGGTGTCGTCGAAGGCCAGGTCAATCTGCGCGTATCCGATCCCTGTACCGTTGTCGCTGAAAACTGTCGGCGTCGAGTCTGCGTACTGGCTGACTGTCGTTCTGGAGTAAAAGGTTGCATTTCCTTCTGCGTCCAGAAAGAACCCACCGAATTCGCTATTTTCTACCGTCTGAATCGCTTCAAGGACGGTTCTGTCTGCCGTTCCCGGATCTGCTTGCATGGTGCTGTCACCGGCGTTGATATTTCTTTGCGATGTTGGCCAGTCGACAACGTCGAGAAGTTTGTTGATTCGCGTTCCGCTTAGTTGGCCTGCTCCGGTGTCTGGCACTGTGCTAATCGCTGCGTTATTGAGAAGGCGGAAGCCATCGACGCAATTGAGGATCACTCTGGAAACTTCATCGGCTCCGAGTGCGAATGTGGTGTCGTAGCTGGTGATAAATCCTGAAAATAAATAATAACGAACGCCTTCGTAATCTGCCCAGATTCGAATCTTGCGCAAGGGTACGAGCTTGCCGTAGTAGGGGCCTGCTGTATTGGCCGGGTTCCAGTCGCCGGTTTCGTCTTTGATCTCAACGACGGCCGTTCCTGCTTCGAATTTGTTCAGGATGCGGTTGCGTCCTCTTCGAATAGATGAGCGCAGGATGATGTCTGAAATGTCGACCGAGTCGTCTGCATCTGCGAGCTGTCCTGTTCCGAGCTTGCCTTTGATCGCGTCGCCTAAAGTAAAGGCTGCTGAAATAAATGCCGGGCCATTCACGAAGTCGATTGAAGCTCCGAGCTGCGGAATGCCTGCCATTAGAGTTGGATCGCTGTCTTTGTGATCGCCTGGCCGTTATTTTGGCCCTGAAGAATCGCGTTACGGATCGCATTGACGAGGTCGCCTTCGCTGGTAACGCTGCCGTTTACAACGATGTTGACGGTCGATCCCATCGATCCCATGCGGCTGAGTGGAATGACGGCCTCTGGCCCTGCTTCGCCGATCAGCGCTGCTGTGGGGCTGTTAACGACGCCGCCCTCTGCCAACATTGGGATTCCCATTGTCTTGAGTTTGTTGAGCACGCCCTGCTGTGTTTGGCTGCTGCTTGATGGCGCTGGTGTCGTTCTGAGGCTCGAAAGCGGATCGTAAGCCTTTGGAACAACCGGCCCGATAAATCCTGGCTGCCCTGGTTTGGTTACTTGCGGCGGCATGACAACTTCTGGCTTGAAGCCTGGCGGTAGCGGCGTTCCTGTTATTGGCACAGATGGCGCTGGTGCTGAAATCTTCGCGCCTGAAGCTGCAACGTAGGCGTTGAGAGCTGTGAGCGCGTCCTTCCAGGATTTTTCTGCCTGGTTGCCGGGTGTAGGCCAAAGGTTCGAAGGTGTTACGCCATCTGCGATCTTCTTTGCGTAGTCTGCGACTTCTTTATTTGTTAGGCCCCACTTGGTTGCGAGTTTATTAATCTCTTCATCTGAAAGTTTGCCGTCGTTAAGTGCTGCGAAGAAGTCGAGATAAATTTGCGCCTGGTTTTTTGTGACGCCCCATTGAGTTGCGAGCGCGTCGACTTCTGACTTGGAAATCTTTCCATCGTTGACTGCGAAGATTGCAGTCGTGTATGCAACGACGGCGTCTTTGCTGATTCCCCACTTCTGGGAGAGAACAATTACTTCTTCTGGTGAAATCTTGGAATCTGCAACAACGCCGAGCAGATCGGTGTATCGCTTGATCGCATCGTTTGCCTTGAGTTGCGCTTCAAGGTTTGCGAGGATTGCCTTTACTCGTTCTGCTTCCTGGATATTCGCTTGCTTTACAAGGTTCAGGCGTGCTGCTTCGAGCTGGATTGGATCTGTTTCTGTCGTTGGCTTGACGTTGAATTTCTTCAACGCTGCGAGCGCCTTCTGTGTCTGAATAAGTTTGAGGTCTGCTGCTGTCAGCGCCTTCGTGTTCTTTCCTGTTTTGCCGAGGTCGATGTTAAGTCCAGCGAGACTCTTATTGAAATTTTCGGTCGTTCCATTCAATCCGTCGAATGAAAATTCTAAATCCTGGCCTGTGTTTTCGAGTTTGTTCATCTCGCTGGTGGCTTTTTTAGTGATCAGATAAAGTCCACCGAGTGAAGCTGCAAACGCAGCGGCTCCAGCGACGCCTGCTGCTACTGAAAGTCCGCCGGTTGCTACTGCCTGCGCTGCTGCTGCTCCAAGTGCTGCAGCTCTAATCGCCTGGTAAGCCTTGACCAGCCCTTGTATTGCTGTCACAAATGCGATCACTTTTCCTGCTACGAATGTTGCTGCAAATATCGCGCCAAGTGTTACGAAGACTTCTTTGTTCTTTGCTACAAATGCGAAGACTTTAAAGATTGCAAATCCAAAGCCGACGATGGCCTTGATCGCCTGGGTCATAACGGCGACGAGTTTGTTTCCGTTTTCGTTCAGGAATGTTTGTATTGCCGGAACAACTTTTGTGATCATCACTGTGAATAATTCTTCAAGCACAGGCAGGAGTGCTGTTCCAAGTGTTTCTTTGGCTTCGTCGAATGCGATGCCGAGGCGCTTCATTCTAAATTCGAAGGTGTTTGCTCTGGTTGCTGCTGCTCCACCGAATTGCTTCTGAAGAATTTCGAGAACGGCTGCGAAGTCTTTCGTTTTTCTGATGTTTGCATCAATCGGTACGCCGAGTTTAGTTAATGCTCCAAAGTTGCCCTGGGTTGCTTTCGTGATCGCAGATACTGCTGCTGTCAGATCGATGCCTGAGCCTGCTGAAAGGTCGAGCGCTACTCCTAGTAATCCTTGCGCTGCTGTAATTTCGCCAGTGACGCCCACTAATTTAGCAAGCGCTGGCCTTAAATCGTCATCAACGACTCCGAATGCTCGCTGAGTCTGATCAATATATGACTCTGTTGCAGCGATCGCTGCGTCTGTGGCTCCTGTTGTATTTCGAAGTGAATTCGCAAGGAGCGCCTGTGATTTTTCGTCTGCGATCGCAGCCTTGACTGAATCCACGCCGATTTTGACTGCGAAGGCTGCGCTGGCTGCAGCTGCAATGCCGAAGGATTTGGCTACTTTGCCTGCAAATTTATCGAAATTCTTGCCGAGTTTGTTGATGTCACGAGCTGCGGCCTTGCTGCCCTTGTCTGAGTATTGGGTAATAATCCGGGCGGTTACTGCGCCTATTGCCATGCTCGGTTATCCCTTCTTTTTATTTAGATTGGCTTGCAGGGTCTTCTGTGCGTCGTCCATCGCTGATCTGATATTGGCATAAATCCGGGGGCGATCGCGATCAATGACGGCCCATATTCCGCGACTGGCTTTGCGGAAGCGGTCATTCAAGTTGCCGATCATCGTGCGCCCGGTTCCTTGCCCTGGCGTCCTGCGTCCTGCCACTTCAAAGATAACGCCCGAGGCGGTCTTGTTGAAGAGTGCGCCTGCGCTGGTGGTGTAATCCGACCGCACGCGGCCTTCTGCGCGAGTTTTGATGATCCCCTGGCGAATTGCTTGCGGATCCCACGCCGGCCAGCCCTGGCCACCTCTGGTGCTCTTTCGTGGGTTCTTTGCGGCTACTGATCGCCAGCCACTCATTGGGGCTTTATCCGGGATCTGGTCTTTGGCGTTATTTTCGGCCAGGCGCAGCTCGTCGTTGATTACTTTGTTAAGCCGACGAGCTGCGTCCTTGTCGAATTTCTTCAAGGCGGCGGTGGTTTCTTTGATGCCGCTAATTACAACGACTTCATTGGCCATGTTTGTTTGCCGCCTTTGCCTTCTCCTTGAGATAAATCACGATCGCTTCAAGGATGCCGTCTGGTGCATCCATGAGTGAAATCGGATCTATTCCTGTCTCCACAGAAACTGCTGCTATTGAATATGTCAGGCTGTCTCTGTGGATTCTGAATTTGGGTCTGTGTCCAGCTGAACTGCTTCGAGCGTATCTAAGAACTCCGGGCCAAATGGTTTTACAACGACTCCGTTTGCTCTCAATGCAAGCCACCCGAGATAATAAATATGTTCGAGTTTCTGCTCTTCGCCGATAAGTTTTGCTAGGCCTTTGCCGTACTTCTGTTCGAAGTCGACGATGATGCGTGGTCGCAATGAGAACGTTTTTTCCACGCCATCAGTCGTCTTGACTTTGATATTTAATCCATCCATCTTTTCCCCCTACTTTCTTTAGGTTGTTGTCTTTGTAATTGCACCGGAGATCGGCCAAGTCACACTTGCAGTTGCTAATTCACCGACGGATCCATTTAGAGGAGTCCATTCGGCGACAAGCGCGGAGAACGCGTACTGCGGATTTACTGCTGTTGTTGTTCCTGCTACTGGCTTTGCAACGACTGAGACTGCTGTTCCGAGCAATGGATAAATTGTTTGCTCGACTGCTGATGTTGCGTAGTCCTGGTGGAATTCGAAGGTCACAGAATTGTCTGCTAATCCGGCCACACGTGTCTTTGCTGTGTTTCCAAATGCAGTTGTTTCTACGATATCGAATGTTGAATTTAGAGTGATGCTCGAGATGTATGTCGAGAGATCTGTGCTTCCAAATACAACGGATGCGTTTGTTAGTACAAGTCTTGGCATTATGCGACCGCCTTTGTGATTGCTCCGGATACTGGCCAAGTCACAGATGCTGTGGCCAATTCACCGACGGATCCGTTTATCGGAGTCCACTCGGAGATAATAGCAGAGCAGCTGTAACTCGGATTAAATGCGCTGGTGGTTGAACCGTTTGGCTTGACGATTACTGTCGAAGCTTGTCCGAGAAGTGGGTAGATTGTCTGCTCCACTTCGTTGGTTGCGAAGTCCTGGTGGAATTCGAGAGTTACTGAATTGTCTGCCAAGCCAGCAACGCGTGTCTTTACTGCTGTTGACGCGAATGCTGTCGTTTCGACGACGTCGAATGTCGAGTTAAGTGTTACTGATGCGACCAAATCGCTCAGATCCACTCCGCCGACGGAGATAAATGCGTTAGTGAGAACTATGCGAGCCATTATTTTGTCGCTCCTTCTTCTGTTTCTGTTTTGATGGATGGGATTTGTGGTGCTGTGTTACTTGCTTTGATGTGGTTTCCAGCGATCAGAGTTTCTGCGCTGACTCCTGCATCTTGCAATTCTTTTGCGGTGATTGTTTCGCCTGTGGTCTTGCCGCAGACTTCTCGGTTTGAGATTACTGTGTATGTCATGTCGTGCTCCTTATCCCCAGATTGTTAGGCGGTATCGGTAAGAGAGAAATGTGACGGATTGCGAGTCGTATGTTCCGGACTCTGCGCCGATCACTCGCAATGTCTGGCACGTTCCGCCGAGCGTTCTATCTCCCTCTATTGCGGCTTTGATCGATGTGGCTCCTGTTCCTGCAAGATATCCATCGAGCTTGTCCTGGCCTGCTCGCTCTGAGAAGCGCTGGACAATCACATAAATATCTACGTTTGCCTGGTCTAATCCCCGGGCGTTATCGATATCAAATGTGAAATCTAATTGCCCCACGATCGCGCATGGCGGTGTTATTGGTTCCGGGATCAATTCGTAAACGCGAAGGCCGGAGATGGTTTGAAGTCTTGTTTTCAATGCGTCGCGCACTTGGCTTGGTTGCATCGGCATTATTTAGCCAGCCCATTGTTCTTGCGGAATGGTCGAAGCAATGCTTCAACGTCTGCGTCGAGTTTGGCTGTGAGGCGCACTGTGCCTAAGTCTGGACTTCCTGCGATTCCAAACGGCGACTGGCGGCGTGTGAAGAGACGAGCTGCCTGGATCAAGGTTGCCATGTTGATCTCTGCTGGTACTGCGTTCCATCCCCAGACGCCGGTGATTCGGCATGATTGTGGCAAATAATAAGGCCAAACGTAGCGGCCGATTGCGAGAATTCGGTTGACTGGCCATCCGCGCTGTGGGTTATTTACTGGCTCGAGCATATAGTCGCTGGTTGACCAGACGGTATCCCATGTCTGGTTGAAGTTGTCGTCTGTGGCGACTTCGGTAATTGAAACGCTATCGTCCATGTTCATCGTCCACGGATCGAGTGGCGTGTAATAACGAGCGACTGGTGATTGCGTCGTTCCGTTGCGGTAAAAGAAGCGCCCGGTGTAATCGTCGATCATTCTGCTCGTTGCTGTGATCGCTGCTTCGAGTGGGGTGTCGTCCACGCTGTCTGTGATCGCAAGTGAGGCCTTTAATTCGGCCAGGGTGCAATAGGCATTAGTTAGGGCCACGCTTCGTCCTTCTTTCCGGTTTCGGCAGCATTGCGCGTTCTAGTTTGGGATCGGCGGTTGCTGTTTCCTTTGCCGGCTTGCGCCGGGTCTTCTTAATCTTTCCAAATATCATGATGAATCTCTTCCATCCAGAAGCTCTTCTGATGCGGCAAGATTGCAGCTGTGTTTACGTGGATCGTAAATCCGAGCGCCTTTGCCCTTCTGCAGAATAATAAATCTTCGCCGATCCATTCTCCGTTTACTGGCCCATCCCAGAACCAGCACCAGTCTTTGCCCTGGTTTGGATCTGCGACTTCGCGCATCTTCTCCAGAACGCTCCGGTGAACGAGCAGGCATCCTGTTCCTGCTGCGTCAATTTCGAAGACTGCGTTCTTGTCATA